AGGTTAAGGCGTGGGTTTGTGTAATACATTGCTGTAACTGTAGGACGAGCAGCTTCAACTGCTGCTGCCTCTACTGGTGCTGCAACTGTCTCTGGAGTATTCTCCACAGCTGTCTCGCTTTCTGTTTGTGGGTTTTCTTCAACAGGGATAACTTCCTCTGCTGCGATCTCTAGTATTTCTGAAGACGCAAATGCGGGAACAGTTACTAGAGAAACTTCTTTGAGCCTCGCTGAAGAGACTACTGTGTGTCCATCTTTTGATGGCTGTGATGAAAGGATTTCTGCCCCGATACTCAATCCTGTAACTAATCCTTCTTGCGCCATAATAAGTGCGTCATTACCGCCTGAAGAACGACTCAACTTAAAGGTTGCATAGATACCATCTGCGCGAGTCTCTGAAGCAGTCATGCGACCAATAGGCTTCTTTAGATCGTGCTGTGATAGCAACTTAATCTTAGATGGGTCTGTAATCTCAATTGAGTTAGCTGCAAAAGTATAAGCACCAAGATTAGTATGGCCGATTTCACCAGTACCAAGAGGCACAATCTTTCCAGAGATTTCTCTGCGTTCTTCTGAGCATTCGATTGATGATGCTTCAATGTATAGAGTTTCCATTAGCTGCCATTCCCGTTAGGTGATAGGTCTTCCATTTGCATTGCTTGTTCTGTTGTAATTAAACCAAGTGCTAACATCTTTTCTAGCACTAGTAATCTTTCCATTGGCTCTGTACGCAAGAATGAGTCGTCTAAACTAAACTTGACATAATGTCCAGCAGTGCTTACATCATCCATGCTGAGCCTAGACTCAATCGCTGAGACATAAGGCTGCAATGTAAAAGCAACCATCTGCTTGCGCTCATCCTGCACATTTGCATAAGTCATAGTCGTGTTCATTGAAGCAGACACATAATATGGATCAACTGAACAGAGTCTGGCGCATTCAGTCGCTAATCCTTGAATTGCATCCTGATAAGCCATGTCTTTAGGACTAAAGCCTGTAGTTTGATAATCAAGAGTTGCAGTTAAGTAAGCAGTGCCATTATTTTGGCGGGCGCGCTTCCATGCAGCTAAAAGTCCAGTGACTTCATTTGGTGGAAGGTCAGCTCCCGAATTTTTCAGGAAGCCCGTCGCGCTGGGAGTTTCAAGAGCTACGCTTGCTGCTTTCTGTGCATCGAGTGCAGCTTTGATAGTAGAACCACCAACAGCAAGAATGCCTTCATCTTTTTGAAAAGTTATTAAAGAACCTAAACCCGACATCGGTAACGGAACGCCATCTAAATAATACTGTGTCACAAAATTATTGACAGAATCTGTATTGAATGTAACGCGATTGTTAGCCACCCAATTAGCGTTAGCCATTCTGTTATCTTCGAGATAAGTCTCGGTAATTTGCCAGTAACTTACGCCATACATGAGAAGGCTATCTAAAGTGAAATATAGTGTCTCAAATCGTGGCTGTGCTTTAGATGGTTGCTCAATCCATCTTGGTGGAGAAATCATTTCACCTGTAGATTTTTTGTAATACTCTAAAGGGATACTTGCAATAGTGCCACAGATTAGATCGCGGCATCTTTTGATGCTTGGTACTGAAAGAGCTTGGGCGCGTGTGACCATGACTGGGAAGTAATTGCCATAAGTCAAGTAAGACTCGGACATAATTTGTGGAGCGTTTTGCGCTTCCAAGATTTGAGGCTTACGCGAAAAGATACCCATAGACAGAAATTGTAGCATTTGTCAAGAGATTAGACAATATGCTAGTGCGTGTCTAACTATAAATCTGAGGCTTAGGTGCTGGAAGCATTAACTTGCTTACGACCATTGCAATTCCGATAGGCGCGCTAATATCGCCAGAACTGCGCCTTTTTACGATACGCCAAGCTGAGTCATTGACTTTGGCTGCACAGTTATTCATTTGCTGAATCAATTCTGCCTGACCATTATGAACGACCTTGTTAGTTACCAATCCAGTGAGCAAATCACCACAGGCTTGGTAGAACTGCTGGCCTGAGACATCTTCAGTCATAACTCCAGCCTGCTTTAATCTATCGGCTATCGACTGAGTTGCGTACTTGTCATAACAGACCATACGCGGGTGAAACAAGTCGCACCAGCCTTTAATCTCAGCTGCAATCTTTAGATCATCTACTGCGACTTGAGAACTCCAAGTCTGCATGATTCCAATGCCAATCCTTCCATCTGGAAGTAATTGTCCAGCGACTAAAGATGCATTCCTTCTTGAAGGACTGACATCGAAACCAAATATAGTATAAGCCCCAACTGCAATTTCTAGCGTGTTATCGCTAGTATCCTCAAGAATGCCAAAAGGCCAAGGTGATTGCAAAGAATCTACGAATTGGCAAAGCGTTTCCGTTCTGGTCGTTTCTGTAGGAGCTGTAGCGATTGCTTCTTCAATTGACTCTTTAGTAATTATGTACCCCAGAGCAGGATTGCTAGGAATTACTGCATCTCGCCAAAAGGAATCTAGAGTTATATCTATCTTGCAATACTGCGGAGCAGAATACTCATAATAGCCAAAAGTCTCTGGTGGATACTCTTTGGCGCGTTCAACAAGCGAATTAAGCACACTGCTAAATACATCACCGGCATTCGATGTTAAAAATGTCTGGGCGTTAGCGCGGGCGCGTGTGACTGGTACTGCTGCTTTATACCCGTCTTCTGAGATTTCGCGGATTTCATCGATCCATAAGAAGTCAGCAGTGCGACCTCTGGGAGAAGACGAGTTATCGCTGATTACATCGAGAGTGGCTCCGTTAAGCAGCTCTATTCTTTCCCCGCCATTTGCATACCTAATTACTTTAGTCATGGCTTTCAACTCTGGTGTTGATTCTATGATCCATGCAATCTCTCGAAAGAGCATAAGTGATGTAGCTCTATTGGCAGACATAATAATTATCTTCTTTTCGTCTCCATAGAACATGCCCCAGATAACACGGACTCTGCCTAAGTGAGATTTACCATTCTGCCGACTTATGAGCAGCAGACTTGTCTTGCGCCTGTAATTATTCTTTTTATCCACCATCATCATGTCTTTGAGGATGAACTCCTGATATGGCATGAGCTTATCCATCTTTAGACGCTCAACCATTTCAATTACTTCATTAGCTCTAGTCTTGCCTTTAAGAAGTGGGCTATGAACCCTCGGCTTGGTTGCCCCTCGTAGCGGTTGGGTCTTTTTAGGCTTAGTCGTCATGGAATGGGATTAGGTCGGGTCTTAAAAGGACTGTCCAGCATCGGTTCCGACTGCATCGGGGAGATACGGGAAGAAAAGACAGGGGGGGTAGCCGTCTGTGCTAAAAAAACGCCCTCTTCCTTGCTTGACTTGCGTAGGTTGCATGCCTTGCATAGCACTTGAAGGTTATCTAGATCGTGAGTACCACCAACCTTGCGGGGGATTATATGGTCTATGTGTAATGGCTCTTCATCACTGCCACAGTAGCGACAAATGCGTCCATCTCTATCGAACACTCGCTGCTTATGAACTCGATAGCGTCTTGAGTTTAGCTTGTCTAATGCCACCCTTTAATTCTCCAATGATCTAATGCAATGCAAGGCTCACCATACCTATGTCCTATGTAGTCAAGCCCCCATCGTACCTGAGACCAACCATCTTGGGTTGCAAGCCATTCACTTCTACCTTGAGGAATACCTACATGACTTCCATTCTTTGCTAATGGATTCCATGCTGATTCTTTACCGTATAGCTTTAATAAGCAGCCATGTTCTTTATCGTTAAAGTCTAATAAATATAATGCATAAGTTTTATAGTCTATATATTGCACTGGTTTAGAGCCACCTGCATCAGGCATTATGCATAGAGCTATCCCAATAGCTACTAGCACCCCGCAAGCTACGCCCCGAAGGGGCTTGCGGTGAGCCTTTGAGAGGCTCTGCGCCGTTAGCGTACCATACCGTGTCAAGATGTGCATAACTCTTGTCCAATCTGAGCGTTAAGTGAAGTTCTGCCCCTACTTATCCACAGGTGTTGATAACTTATTTATCTTTGCCCCATCCAGTACCCTTGAAGATTGCTCCTACTGGACTGATTAACTTGATCATAGGTTCATTGCAATAAGTGCATAGAACTGTGGGTTTATCGTGCCAGCCATGATGCAGTTCATTTTTTAATCCGCATCTTCCACATTTGTAATCGTAGGCTGGCATGTAAGGCATCTCCCAATCATCCATGAACCACAGCTGCATCGTTCGATGTCAGTCTCTTTTGGTTCTTTATCTAAGTGTCCGTACTTTAATATGAGTAGTGGCAAGAGATCAGCTAATCGGATGATGCAGGCATACTCCGCTGCATCTTCTCCCTGCCCATTTAGCCGTATGACTCCGAATCCCAATTCCCCCGAAATGGATGTCCGAGCCTTTAATTGCTTTATGTACGCAAGCGGTTGAAATCCAGCGCGGGCTTTGACTTCAACATCAAATGGCACATTGACAATATCCTTGCCACTACCCCTTCCCACACATGCGCCCTGCCACTGAGTCGATAGGTACTCAGCTACAACTCGCTCTGTGCGAAAACCTCTGTGCTTTCTGTGCTGACTAATGATTCATCCCAGCCATGTAACCCATTGCAATGCCGCCAATGAATAGAGCTAGTGTGAGAATCATAAGAAGCGTTTCCTTATCCATTTACTGCCCTGCACTTGTTACATGACCAAGTGCCTGCAACTACGACTCCTGCTTCGATTCTTGCAGTGATCGTGATGTCAGATGCCAGTGTTGGCTCATTGCACAGTTGGCAATTAACTGTGTCAATCATAGGCACATCTTCCACATTAACCCAGCCGTCAGCTGTGTGAAACTCTGCGTATCCCATTATACCCTCGCTTTCTGAGGTTCCCATTTGCCACTGCTGCTTAAGTTATACCAATGCGTTGGACACTTATCCATGCCACCACTTTGACCCTTGGTGGCACAGAAGAATCCAGCCCAATCTTTACCAGTCTTAGCAGAATGACCAGTGCGCCATTCCATGTGGCCATGATTGCAACTAGGTGCATCCATAGCTTCTGCCGTACCTAGAATCTCTGTAACTGTTGCCATTGCTGCGTCTAGTGTTACTGGAGCTAGTGTGGTCTTGACAGATGCACCAATAGGTGTAGTCCAGTAATCTACATCGCCCTCTTTAATGTCCTGTGGTGCAGGCTTTTGTTGATCCTTAACTACTTTAAGTGCTGGGTGATTAGGTGCAACCTTACTCATTTCTTCTCTGCTAGGACGCTTTCCTTTAGGAGCATAACCCGCATTTGCAAGTGCTCTGCCAATAGCAGATGTCTCGCAATTCTCCAGTGCAGAAGTTTGATTGACCCCGCGAGAGCTAACCGTTTCTTCAGCGTACCCTGTCGCCCATGCGATGCTATCTTGGCTAGTTTTGTAGAGATATGCCTTAACAATATATCTACTAGCTTCCACAACTTCCAACTCAGTGCTAATGCGAAAATCTGGATAGTCCTTAATAAACTTTTCAAGTCGAACCTCCACTGGTTCATAATCGGCTAGGTTAAACATAGAGTGCATTCTCCTCTGTCTTGAGTTGTCCAGCGATTGCTAGATAACTTGCTCCATCAATCCAAGAATCGACTCTTGATCCATCTTCGATTGTTCTTGCGATTTTGACCAGCGATAGGATAACTGCGACTTGGTGATCTTCCACTGGCATTTCAAGGTAGGCACTGATAAGTCGTGCTGCTCGTGCCATATTGTCACTTGGGTGGCCGTAAGCGAGTCCTCTGTCCGAGTAAAGGTCGGTGGCAGAACTAAGTATCTCTGCATGTTTCATTCTTGCCAAAAATCTGCTCGATTGACTGCTCTGCCTTTGTGCCAGCCATCGCGATGTCCGCGATCATAGGCTTCTTTGTAGGATTGTAACGCCCATATAGTAAAGCTAATACCTGCTCCAATAAGGCAGATAATTAGCAGCTTGTCATTGTTGCTCATTTTGTACCTATCTGTGCCAATGCCCTCGATTGGCTACAGGATTAAGGTCTCATGCCTATCTGACAATGTCCAACACATTTTGATAACGAAATGGTAACGAATCTGCTTCGTCAATCATCGTGTCAATAGTGCGAACTACATCAAGCGTAAAGTCGTCCATAAAGGGTAAATGACCCATCCTTGTTTATAGGCACTAGCATCGGGCTAACGCGGTCTCCATGTGTTTCAATTACTGCTACGCTCATCTGCCAATTAGCACTCCCAGCCTTGAGATAAGAGGCTTTCTTCTTGTCCATGACATTTCCTGCCTCTAAGCCCCAAAGAGTCCTGTATGAGGCTCCTATGCCCTCTGTGAAGGCACTAATGCCTGCCCTGTGAGTGTGACCACAGACCACAGACTTGCCAAACTTCTTAGCCAACCCTAGAGCTGTAAGTCCGGCATTGCTATTCATTGATCCTTCATCCCCATGGACTAAGACCCATCCCTTATGAAACTCGAATGGTCTTTTATGGAAGCGGATTCCGAGTCCAGCGAAGTCCATAAACTTTGCGTATTCCAGTTCTGGTAATCCGATGAGGCTAGGTGCGCGTAATAGTGTGTGGTATAGGCGGTCTGTGTGATTGCTCCGAGTGACATCTGTTGTGCCGAGTTCATAGAGAATATCCTGCGCAAGGCTTCTGTCAGCATCTAGCGTACCTTCCCACTCTAAAGCAGTACCCTGCGCCCAGCGCGACTGAGACTGCATGTCCAACTCATCACCTGTATTAAGGATAAGGTCGAACTTCTCTCGCTTTACTAACTTGATAAGATTCTTAACAGCTTGCTCATGGTGATAAGGGATTTGTAAATCCGAGATAACCAAGTATCGGCGTTTAGTCATCGTCCTCATCTTCATAATCGCCGAACCTGTTTGGATCGACTGGGTCTGGCAGAATCCATGCAGGATAGGACTGAGTATCAGTAATCATAAATAGCGCGACACCTTCAGCGAAACCCGCTTTACGCAATGACTTCCAATACTCATGTAATCCGATGCAGTAAGCATCAAGTTTTGAGTAACCCTGTTCCTCTAGCTCTTTTGCTTTTCTTGCCATAGCAGAATGTTACCTGTCTAGTAAGATGTTGTAGATTTCATCGACTCGCGTGTTGAGTCTTTTAATCTCAGACAACAAGTGTGTAATTACATAACCAGCAAGACCCCCAATGACACCGAGAGTTGCTAGATAGAAAGTAAAGAAATCCTGCTGCGTCACTTCTTAATTCCCATAGCGGGATCATTGACATTGAGATAGCGCATAACTGGTGGCAGAATAGAAGCAACACCTGCTGCAATAAGAGCCTTAGGGTCAGTGACCCCAGCAGCTGCCATTGAGATTACTGCTACTAAAAAGGCTCTAGTCCAAGAACCTGCTGCTGTCTTTAGTTCATTCATTATTTTCCGCCTAACATAGGTATTTGAAAAAACTCACCCAATAAGTCAGCTTCTTTCTTAAAGCTGACATGCATGTGGTGAAGGTGTTTGTTAGCCCCTGTGTAGTTGCGCCATTTCCAATTAAGGACGGGAGACGCAATCCTGCCGTTAAATATAATGTACGAGATGCGCTTCTCTGCCTTAGACTTGCAACTGATTCGAAGTTGATCTGCAAGGTCTGGCATGATATGCGGTTTGACCCCTGCACCGAATAAATCTGCGTCAATGTCAATGGCACGAACCCAGCCTTGCTCATCTGGATTATGATCAGACTTGCGAGCAGCGTGTCGGGTATCACCGACCCAACCATCCGATGCCCTGTCACGATCTGGGAAGGAATCATCTAACTGCTCTCTTAACTGAATAGCAGCTTTAGATAATCTTGGCTTCATGAGCAATTATCTTAGTCAAGTGTTCCACTATGAGAGCAACAGTTTCGCTTCATCGGCAGTTATGCCTAGTTTGGCTAGTAGTGCTGCTTTATCGGCTTCTGCCTTAGCATCTTGGGCGGCTTTCCAAGTGTCATAGTCTGCTACGCCTTTATCGAATTGCGCTTTAGTTATAGGTGTGGCTTCAATAAACTGAACGCCGTCCCATTCATTACCGATGACAACCCAACCACCAGTCGGAATAAGCATTGTTAATACATCGGATACTGTAGCCATATTAAGCACCTATTTCTAAAAGTGTAATCATTGAGACGGGAGAGTTATCGGCTTGCACCATAAAAGAAGGTGAGCCTGAAGGACTTGCTATGGTGGTTTTGTAAGTAGTTGCTGAAGTTGTTGCTGGAGAATCGTAATAATTTGCGCTTATTGCTGCTTGAACTGTACCACCTGCCGCATAACCAAAATAAGTATCCATTTGGGCAATCGTTGTTGAGCCGCGTACTAATCTGATGCCACCATATTGTCCAGTTGCTCGGCAACCATTTTGGCTTACTAAGACAAGAATCTTACTGCTGCTTAATGTTGGCGTAATTGTTGCAGTTAAATTGGAATCCACATAAGTTGCACTAGAACTACTAACTTGCGTGGTGGTCGTTGCATTTACAACCTGTAAAACTTTTCCACCGCCTGAAGGCGTAGCCCACTTTAAGCCTGTTGCGGTGGAACTATCCGCCACGAGTGTTTGCCCATTTGTGCCTACTGCTAGGCGAGCTGGTGTATCGGCTGCCGTTGCAGTAATTAGGTCGCCTTTAGCATCTAAAATTACGAGAGGGTCAATCGCGACCCATGAGAAATCCATGTCTGTTCCAGATGCCTTAGCAAGCACCTGACCTGTTGTGCCACCTTTTAGATCAACTAAAGATGCATCGATTGAATCGCCTAAGGTCTCAATGGCTACTGCGCCATCCTTGACCAAGTCAGTGCTGGTCGGCACTGCCCAACCAAAGTTAGGGGTTGTTGTTGCCATTAGTTTATTACTCCGATCGCTTTAGACCACTGTAGTGTAGCATTTACGCCACTCCAAAGGGTATTGGTTGGGATTACTGTCGCCCATGTTGGGGCAATAAGTGAGAAATCTGTAGGTGAGACATAGATAGTGGCATCAACATAAGTTGGAGTCGCTGCAAGTGAAATGCCCTCTACAAAGCCTGAGAAGTACCCCTCGAACATGTTAAAGGGTAGGTTAGTAATAACTACTGGCTCGCCAAAAAACAGGTTAATAAGGTCGTCTAGTTGGGCAGATGGCATTGTTGGGTTATCGAGTCTAAAAGTAATCTGGTCAAGCTGTGTTCTAGGGGTTGCACGAAGTGCTAAATCTCTATCAATAATATCTTCAATGTCTGCTGTATGGCGGATGTTAGAATCAAATGACCTCTGATAGCGACCATAGGTAGAAATAGAGGCATCGTCTGTGGCCGAATAAGTGCTGCCATAATCATTGCCATAGCGCACAATTTCGCTGTTACGAATCTTGCCAATTTGCAGGATGGACTTAACGCTGGATGGAGTTGCGTAATTGCCATCTAATTGAGTTGAGCCATTTGCTGCTAAGTAGTTGCTTCTATGATCCGCATCGGCATATGAGATTCGCCCCTGTTTGTCCTCGTACAGCGTTCCGAGTGCGCTGTCTGCTATCTGCGTCACTAAGGTCTGCGTGTTGCGCTCTGATGCACTGAGATTATCCATCTCATACAGCCCAGCATCGATTTCACCTAAGCCCACATTCTCAGCATTAGCCCATGTGGTAGTAGGGTCATAGTTATACCACTGAAGGGAAGGTGCTACTTCTTGCCATTGGTTCTCCAATAAATCTGACAAGATAATGCGGATTTGCTCACCATCTAGGTCATGAGCTACTGCTGCTGTGTAAATGGCTTTAGGTAATTTAGCCAATGCGCCTACTGCAAGGATTGAGCCAATCGTGACAAAGCCAGTTTCTTCTGGGCTTCTGACTGAGGTTCTAAAATCTGAGACTGTGCCACCAAATACAGGCACATATACACCAGCACTGTCTTTAAGTTCCAAGCTAAGGGAATCGGTTACATCAATGTCAAAAAGAGCATTGGTAGAGTTAATAATGTCCATGCGGGCATAACCTGCTTGACATTGCCGATCAATATCAATACGACCTATGGTGACATTAACGGAAGTTACATTCGTATAAACAGTAGTACCTACTGTAATACGCCATTCTGGAAGCCATGTCATATTGGTAGAAGCAAACTCGATGTTCCACGCTGGACAGCTTGGCGAATGACATCTTCAACAGCGCGGGCTATCGTTTCTGGGTCTCCAATACCTGTATTCACATTTGTGTTAATGGTTACGCCTGCTGGCAGTTGATTGCCTGTACCAGAAGTACCTAACCCAACTGTTGATGGCATCGAAGTAGTAGTTCCGCCATTTGAAGTAATACCAAGAGATTTGTTAGTTGCCCCTACAAATGGTACAAAACCACCAAGTGCTGCTTTTTGTGCTGAACCTAAAGTATTAAATGCTGAAGCTGCTGAACCAGCAAAAGACTTGAAATAACCTTCAAGCGTATCTAGTTGCGCCTTGACAGACATGAAGTTCCAGTTTTTGAATATATCGTCTAGAGGCTTAATGCTTGCCAATGTAGTAACTAATTTCTCGGTATTCTTTTGAGCCTCATCTAGCATTTTGGTGTATTTATCAATTTGGCTGATGTTTTCATCTTCAATAGCTTGCATGAGCTTGAGACGAATACGATCTTCTTCTGAAATCTTGCCCTTGAGAGCAGCTTCAATCTGAATCTTCTGGATGTCAAAGATTGACTTGGCCTTAGCCAATTTTAACTGTGCAGTGTTAATTTTAAGATTTTCTTTGGCAATCTTGTTTTCAGTAGTTGCTGTTGATTTATTAAGGTTAGAGCCAGATTGGATGGGTTTTTTAGAGGGTGTGCTTAAAGTGACTCCAATTTGTTTGCCAGCAAAACCAAAAAAGATACTTTTACCAAGATCTTTAACATTTTTAATAAGTGATGGAATGGCTCCTATAGCAGTACCAGCAGCTAGGGTTACTTTGTTAAAGCCACCCGCAAGTGTTTCCAAGAAGATTGTGGCATCGCTTGCTTCTGTTCCACCGCTTGCGCGAGATAAAGCATCAACAAAGCCTTTACCAATAAGTTCATTAGCTTTTCCTGTTGCAGTGCTTAAAACATCCATTTTGTAAGAAGTTGTAGTTAGGTAATCTTCTGCTGCTCCAGCTGATCTCTTTAGAATAACTGACAAGATTTCATTGAATGACAGTGTCGTAAGTTCAGCCTTTGTCAAACCTGAGTTGTATTTGACTAGACCTCTAGTAACTCCTACATAACCTTTACCCAAATCCTGTGTGACTGTGGCTAAATCAATGCCAGACGCTCGGCTGATAGTAATTGCATCATTAAGAAGTTTCTGGGATTGGGTTAATGAGCCAGTAGTGGTAAGCAAACCCTGAAACGCTGGACGCAGAATGTCGTCCGCAATTGCCGCTGAAGTTTCTAGTTTATCAATGTAATCAGCAATGGCAGGATTAGCAAAGCCAATGCCTAGATTCTCTACTGCTCGGTTAAGTCTAAGGGCTGCTGCTTCATCCGCTGCAAAGGCTTTTACTGCTGTCTTGCTAAATTGGACTAGTGCAGTTGCGCCAAATGCAATACCAAATGTGCCTGCAAGTTTCTTGACATTGCTGTTGAGTTTTCCTACAGCAGTATCGGCTTGCTTAAAGGCTTTATTACCAGTGTATTCAGCTGCTAAGTTAATGACTACTGATGGATCAACTGCCATTATTTAACTCCCATAGCGTCATAAAACTTTACTTTAGAGTTCTCAATAGCCTTAATAACTGCTGCGTTAGTCTGCCCGCCATCTTCTTTCCATGCTCTAAAGATTGCGCGACCTTTCATCTTGCCTGACCTACGACCTGCACCAGTCTGATTATTGGCATCTACTATCTGCCCATAAT